AATGACATGTATGAGGGAATGACACCAATGCAAAGAGCATTGGCTAAAGTCAAGGCGCAACCAAAAGATAAAGTGTCTGTGAAGAAAGCACCTTGGGACAAAGACGATGTGAAAAAAGAAGATGTTGATCTTGATGATCTTGAGAATGTAAATGAAGCGTTTGGTGGTTTTGCTGTTGCAATATCCTCGCGAAAAGCCACTAGGGATGAATGGTATGTCTCGGTTAATCTTACAATGAAAAAATTAGAAGATGATTTAAATAGAAGAAAAAAAATGTTGGGTTATGCCAAGACGGACTATGATAAAGACCACGCAGAGGCGATAATAAAAGGTCACCTTAATCCTTCTTTTAAAGCAATTGATGATTTTAGAAATAAATTGAAGGGTGTGGTGAAAGCATACGACAAGGCATTTTATGAGGCTAGTAATGTTGATGCTTCGATAAGACACGTTGATGCAGCGATGAGGGCATATGAACGAAAGAAGCGATGAGAAAATTTAAAAAACCTCCACCAAGGCAAAATAAGATTGAATAAAACAGATAGAAAACCAGTTAAAGAGGAAATGGCATGTATGAGGGAATGACACCAATGCAAAGAGCATTGGCTAAAGTTAATGCAAAAGACGATGTGAAAAAAGAAGATGTTGATCTTGGTGATCTTGAGAATGTAAATGAAGCAAAATATGACAAGGTTTATATCCATAATATGGGTGATCTATCTGCTAAATTTAGTGAAATGAATAAAGCAATAAAACAATTAGAAGATAATATAAAAGATAAACAAAAAGAGTTGTGGGACCGCGAGTGGCATCGCCACTCGCTAAGACACTTTGATGCTTCTCTTAGTGCGATTGCTGATTTTAAAAAGAATTCAAAGTCTGTGATGGAATCGTATGTAAAGGCATTTGAGAGTGCTAAAAAAGGTAATAAAGAATTAGACGCGAAGAAAAAATATAGTAAGTCTACATCAAAATCACTCGCAAAATGGATGAAAGATGGCAGACCAGATCGATCTGGTCAGGTAAGAGGTTTTTAAAAATAAGATTGTATAAAGCATAATGAAAATATTTGATGAAGTAAATGAAGATAACCTTATTATTTTTGCGGCGAGGCATTATTACAACCCAAAGTGTATTGATGTTGAAGAATTTTATGAAGATTTAAATAGGGTAAAATATGTAAAGAGATTGGTGAACAGATATACTGGAAATGAAGATAAAAAATTATCTGTTCGCCTAATCTTAAACCACATAGTAATAATATTTAATGTGTTTGGTATTGATGCAGCACTTAAAATATTAAAACTAAAACTTGATGATGAGCATTGGTCAATAATCAAACCTTTTCTCATCTTTTTAAAATATATAGAATATGATGATTTTATAGGAATTGATATGGACACAAGAGTAGTAGAAGAATTAAGGAAGATATAAACCATGGGAATGATTGCAAGAGCAGGTGACCTATTATATACATTTAGATTTTTAACTCTTCTGGTTACACCTTTTGAGAGAACAAACGCTTATAAATTTGGAATCATAGACAAAAGCGGAAAAAGAATTAAAGAAAAAGAAATTAAGACAAGTCAAGAAAAAGGTGCGTACACACATTTTCATCGTATGGTTTTTAATATAAAAAAATTGCTTGGGAAGTTTCCTGGTGGTAAGACTACAATTGCATCCTATGCGGCTGCACTTTATTTAATAAAAGAAAAATTAGAACTAAGTGATAAGTCAATAAAACAAATAGTAGAGAAGTGTGGTCACACGACTGATATGTTCCTAGCAGAAGAAAACACATGGTTTATGTTAGAGAATAATATTCTTGCAAGTGGTGTTTATAGAATAAAATATGATAAAGTTGTTAATAGCACTATAGAGGAAGTTGTGAGAGCAAAAGATCAAATAAGAGTATCACAGGATTGTAATCCTGTTGGTGATATATTTGGACTTCATATATACGAAGCAACCCACTTAAAAACAAACCAAAAAATATATGTTTCAGCAGAGGAATTAATGTAATGAGAAGTTTTAAAAATTATCTATCAGAGGGACTTAATGATCCAGGAATTTTCAAAGCAGTTTTTCTTGCTGGTGGCCCAGGTTCTGGAAAGTCATTTATTGCAACGTCAAATAGTAAAGGTCATTTAGGACTATTGGCAATGGGATTGAGAGTGTCGAATATTGATTCTGCATATGAAAACTTACTAAAAAAAGCAGGTATGTCCACTTCACCAGAAGATATTTGGTCCGATAAAGGTCAAGAACTTAGACTAAGAGCATTAGAACTTACAAATAAACAGAAAGAAATATATATTAGAGGTAGGTTAGGTGTTATTATTGATGGTACTGGTCAAGATTATGATAGAATTATCGGTCCAAAAAAAGAGTTTGATAAATTAGGCTATGATACAGCAATGGTTTTTGTAAATACAAATCTTGAGACTGCAATACAAAGAGATAAAGATAGAGATAGAACTATTGGTGTGGAAAATGTAACAAAGATGTGGCAAAAGGTTCAAGATAACTTAGGTAAATATCAAAGTGTCTTTAAAAACAATTTCATTATTGTTGATAATTCTGAAGGAAAAGATTGGAAACGTGATGCTCAAAGAGGATTTAAAGATTTAGCAAAGTGGGCTAAAAAACCTGTTTCTAATGCTATTGGTAAAAAATGGTTAAAACAGGCCGAAGCAGAAAAGGGTGCGCCAGCGCAACCAAGGAAAAGTGGATGACAAAGAATAAAATTACAGAGGAAATTGCAGCAAACAATACCGCGAATGTTGCCAGCCATATGAATTTTCCTCTGGGAAAACCTATAAATGTTACAGATAGGCGTTATAAGAAAAAACAAAAAGAAGGTAAAACTGTACTTCTTAAAAGGTTTAGAGCATTTTCAGATGAAGTATCTAAGAAAAAATAATGCTTAAATTTTATATGATGCTTTTTGTTATCGGATTAATAGGATCAGTTGGACTTGCTGGATATGTCACTTGGAATAACATGCAAGCAAAAATAGAAGTTCTCAAAGAAAATAATGCAAAATTAGGAGTTGCTGTTGAAACACAGACAGCAACAATTTCTACTATGGAAAGTGATATAAAAAAAGTTAATAAAGAACTAAATAGAGTTAATAAAGAATTAACGAGAACTAGAACAAGAAATAAAGTTTTACTAAAGAAAATACAACAACATGACATAGGTATGTTGGGTGAGGCGAAGCCAGATTTAGTAGAACGTGTTGTAAATAATGCAAGCGACAAAGCACTGAGATGTTTTGAAATCATGTCTGGTGCTGAATTGACAATGAAAGAAAGGAATGCAAAAAATGGCAAAGCGTTCAACAGTGAATGCCCTTGGCTTTATGATGACCTTAACATTTCTGACAGGTTGTTTGGGTCTGAATGATATTCCAGAACCTATAGAAATAAAAACTAAACCTATAGATAAACCAAAACTAGTTTTACCTGAAGCGGATGAGTTAGTCCAAAGGAAAATAGAATGGATTTTAATAACTCCAAACAATCATGAAGAAGCATTTTCTCAAGTAAAAGATAATGGTAGACCACTCGTATTATTTGGTTTAACTGATCAAGGATACGAAAATATTGCTTTGAATCTTTCTGATATTAGAATGTATATTTCCCAACAACACTCCATTATTGGTGCATATGAAAGATATTATATTGAAGCAAATAATACTATGGATGGTATTACTACCCCACAGTAAAGATTCTTCTTATTATACACAGACATTATGATTCTGTCAATATAGTAAAAAGTCTATATGTCGCATCGTAATAGTAGAAAAAAATCTTAGTAAATCACTATATTTGGTGTTTACATATAACTCAAAATACTATATAATGGTACGGAATAAAAACAAAATATAAAAAAAGCGGAGATATGCGTATGCTATTTGAAGAACAAATTGCACGAAAACCAGACCTATACCCATGGACAAAACAATTCATAGAGGCGATTTGGAAGGGTTTTTGGACACCAGAAGAATTTAATTTTAGATCAGATTACTCACAGTTTAAGACTGATCTTACAGAACAAGAACAGCAAATGGTTGTTCGCACTATGTCTGCAATTGGTCAGATTGAAATCGCAGTGAAAAGTTTTTGGGCAGATGTAGGTAAACATTTACCTCATCCTTCCATCAAAGATTTGGGTTATGCGATGGCAAACTCTGAAGTCATTCATAATATGGCGTATGAAAAAATTCTTGATGTTCTTCACATGACTCATGTGTTTGAGGAAAATATGAATGAGGAAGTCATTAAGAATCGCGTTAATTATTTACGCAAATATAACAATAAAGTATATGACGATGACCGAAAACAATACATATATTCGATTATCTTGTTCACATTGTTTGTTGAAAATGTAAGTCTGTTTTCACAGTTCTATATAATTATGCATATGAATAGAAACAAAGCAGTGATGAAAGATTGCGCCCAGCAAGTGCAGTATACAAGAAATGAAGAAATGCTTCATGCTCAAGTTGGCATTAAATTAATTCAAACACTTAGAAATGAGTATCCAGAATATTTTGATGAAGAACTGCAACAGAGAGTTAAGCAAGAATGTATAGATTCACTTAAAGCAGAAAGTAAAGTGATTGATTGGATTATGGGAGACTATGCAGTAAAGGGTTTAGATGCTAATATTTTAAAATCTTTTATTGCTTATCGTATGGCAGAATCAGTTGAACAAACTGGTTTTGATGCTAGTGATATTAAATATGATCAAGATTTAGTAGACGAAACTTTTTGGTTTGAAGAAGAATTGTTGGGTGCTAATATGACAGATTTTTTTCAGAAAAGACCTGTTGAATATGCAAAGGGTCAAGGCATCACAGCAGATGATTTATTTTAGGAGTATATAATGGGATTTGAATGGGCAAATGAAGACTCACGGACTTTTCTAAGCCGTGGATATATTGACGGTAATATGACCGTTGAAGAAAGAGTGCGGAATATTGCACAGACAGCAGAAACTATCCTTGATAAAGAAGGTTTTGCTGACAAGTTTTATGACTATATGAGTAGGGGATTTTATTCCCTCTCATCACCAGTATGGTCAAACTTTGGTACTAAGAAGGGTTTGCCCATTTCATGTAATGGTGTTTACATTGAAGATGATATGGCATCAATCCTAATGAAAAATGCTGAAGTTGGTATGCAAACAAAAATGGGTGCTGGAACATCTGGATATTTTGGTGCTATTCGGGCTAGGGGTGAACCTATTAAGTCTGGTGGAACTGCTGATGGTCCTGTTCACTTTATGAATTTGACCGAAACTCAAGTTGATGTTGTTGCTCAAGGATCAGTTAGAAGGGGTTCGTTTGCGGCATACATGCCCATTGACTCTCCAGACATTATGGAGTTTCTTGAGTGTCGTGAAGAAGGTTCTTCAATTATGCATTTGTCGCTTGGTGTTTGTATTGGCGATGAATGGATGGAATCTATGATTGCTGGTGATAGTGATAAGAGAAATGTGTGGGCAAGAGTTTTGCGTAAGCGCAGAGAAAGTGGTTATCCTTATCTATTTTTTACCGATACCGTAAATAATAACAAACCACAAGTTCTTAAAGATCAAAATATTCCAGTTTGGGCATCTAATCTTTGTTCTGAGATTTGTCTACCGTCAAGTGATGAATGGTCTTTTGTTTGTAATCTAGCATCAATGAATTGTGCTACATTTGATGAATGGTGCGAAACTGATGCTGTTGAAACTATGGTTTGGTTTCTTGATGCTGTAATGGAAGAGTATTGCGAAAAGACTAAAGATATTCAGTTTATGCATTCTGCTTATAATTTTGCAAGTCACTGGAGAGCCTTGGGTCTTGGACAACTAGGGTGGCACACATATCTACAATCTAAAATGATTGCATTTGAATCTTTTGAGGCACAAATGTTAAGTATGAAAATCAGTAAATTTATTGATGATAAATCACTTGAAGCAACAAAAGAACTTGCTATTGAATATGGCGAACCAAAAGGTATGTTAGGTACAGGTGAAAGAAATCTTACAAGAACTGCTGTTGCACCAACTACATCATCTTCATTTATTTTAGGTCAAGTATCACCATCTATTGAACCTCTCGCATCAAATTATTTTACTAAGGATTTGGCAAAAGGTAAATTTACTTATAGAAACCCACATCTAAAAGCGTGTCTACATGACCATGGTGAAAACTCTGACGAAACTTGGAAATCTATTCTTGTTCGTGGTGGGTCTGTTCAGCATTTAGATTTTCTAACACAAAAAGAAAAAGATGTATTTAAGACTTTTAGTGAGATTACACCATTGTCAATTGTGCAGCAAGCAGGTGCAAGGCAGAAATATATTGACCAATCTCAATCGCTAAATATACTCATACATCCAGATGTTTCGGCAAAGGATGTAAACTCATTAATAATAGAGGGTTGGAAACTGGGAGTTAAGACATTTTATTACCAGCGTTCAGCAAACCCTGCACAAGAATTGGTACGTGATATTATGACTTGTGCTTCATGCGAAGGATAGTATATGGCGAAGAAAGAAACATTTTATATTGATTGCCCAATGTGTCAATATCAAACACATGTGGAAGTTTTAAATGGTGATAATGACGCAGAACCAGAATGTTGTCCAATGTGTGGAAGTCCTATAGAACTATACACAGAAGATGATGAAGAAGAAGGATAGTGTGGTTTTTTGAAAACGCAATATTTGAACCAACCCAAGAGGAATTAGAACCTTGGGTTGGTTTTGTTTATGAAATTACAGACCTGAGTAATGATAAAAAATATATTGGTAAAAAATTATTTTGGGCAGTGAGAAAGTTACCACCATTAAAAGGTAAGAAAAGAAAAAGAATTAAAAGAACTCAGAGTGATTGGATGAATTATTACGGATCAAACGAAGAAGTAAAACTACTTGTAGAAAATGAGGGTACATCTAGGTTCAAAAGAAATATTATTCGGT